TATCAAGCTTTCCTGATCATCATAGATTTTTTCTTTGCGGTCTTCTCGCTGTCTCTAAAGGCCTGCGCGGTTGGTGCGCCTGGTGAACCAGGCTTGCGCATCTTCTCTCCAGATCCAGCGGCAATGCGCTTTCTTTTTAGGTCGATGTTTTTATATAATCCTGGTTTAGCCATCTGCCATCTCCAATGCTGTTTCGAGCGTTTCCTTGTTGCGGCGCGTCCAGCCTTTGCCAAAGGTCTCAAAAGTTTTCAACCGCTCATAAAAACTTTGCCGCGTGTGATACACTGTTTCTATAATTTCTTTGGGGTCTCTATCAGCAACCGCTTGCAAGGTCATAGGCCCGATCGCCCCGTCTTGCTTTGCCCCCACGGCGCGTTGAATAGCTTTGGCTGGCCGACCGCTGCCGGAATTAACAGCCCAATCAAACGCGCACCAATCGACGCCGCCAGGGAGATCATCACCACGCACCTTGTCCCAATAGTTTTTCTTATAGATCGGGGCCACATCGTCCGGTGTTAGGTCGCGCATTTCCTGCTCAGTGCTTTCCCGGCCGATCCACTTGTCATAAACAGCCTTGGTCACACCCAGGTTTGTCATCCCGCCTGGATCTTTCGGGTGATTTACAAAGCCGCCTTCGTGCTTGAGCAGCATCCTTAAACAATGTCCAAAGTTCGCTTTCATTTCTTACCTCCGAAAAATTTAGTTGCTGATCGCACGGCGAAGCTACTCGCAACGATTACCCCTAACGTGTAGCTGTACCAGTCTGGCATTTTTTCCAGCGCCGCAAAGCCGTTAGTCACGGCATCGTCTGCCCACTCAAAGGGCAAGAACGCCAGGATAAGCGGGATAGAAAAAAGCAATACAAGGTATTCATCTTTCCAGCTGCTTTGCGTCCCCTGGGCCATAATCTTTTCCCAGTCAGCTTCTGACGTAGCAGCAGATTTCATTATGGTTGCCTTGGCTTCCGCCTCAACCAGCTTCAGGTTTGCTGACGCAGCCTGGGCGCTGGCCTTACCTTTAAGCCATCCGCCAGCAAGTTCAGCGACCGGTCCGATCAAAGCCTGTATCATTTGTCCACCTCATACTCGACCTTCGATGATGAAGCTGTGCTTGTTACCGTGGTCTTGGATTCCTTGCCCATCCATATGCCGAAGCACCCCGTAAGAGCCCCCATACAGACCGATACAAGCCCCGATTGAGCAACGCTGGGATCATCTAGCCCCATGAACCAATGAACCGCCTGATAGGTCAGTACAGTTACTGCCAGCATCATCAGACGCGGAAGAACTTTCCAATTATCTAATATCGTGTGTGCCATCTACCATTTACCTTGCTGCTTACCAATCAAAAAAAGCACCGCCGCCAACCCGGCGACACCAGCCAGAACAATAATCCCACCGACAACCCACATTATAAGTGCCTCTTTGATTTCAGCCTTGCGATACGCAGTCTTCTTGCGTTGCGCCCTAATCTTACGGAGCGTGTCCTTGTACTCCTCCAAACCTTTAGGGCCGTGCTGAAACATAATAATTGTTTCAATTTCTTTCTTCATAGCTTGCAATCTTTTTTGCGCAGAGAACGCATCTATCGCAGCCTGTTCCGCCGAGCCAGTAAGGGATGCAAAGATGCTCGGGTTCTTAGCTTTTTCAGCAGCGTAATTCACATCACTAACTGCACCAGCAAACTTACTCAATGCGCCTGACGCATCGCGGCCAGCTGCCAGTAAAGTCTTGGCGCTGGATACAGCAGAGGCTGCTATTGAAAGGGCTGAGATAGGATCAATCATGTTTCAACAAACCTCGCTGGGCAAACAAACAAATAGCTGACACGGTAAACCCTATCGTACCACAAGCCATTCTTTGCTGTGCCGCAGTTATAGAAACAGTATTGAAACAGCTGGTTCCCGCCTTGCGTCCAAGCGTGGTTGAAAGAAACGAAGGCGAGAACACAGATCATCAACCCATCTTTGTTAACACTGCGACCAAGAGTGCAATGATAAAGCCTGTTGCGCCAATCATGATCGCCTCGAGACGCTTAACCCTACCAAACAGATCTCGAAATTGTATCTTCATTTCTGTTTGCATGGCAATCACCTCTTTCTCAAGTCCGTCGATACGCTCATGCGCGGATGCTACTGTACGTTTGTCCATGTTTTATTCCTATGGTTTAGTCGGCCAGTCGGAGTCAGCCAAATTAGGCCAATCCGCATGTGTGGTAATGTCACGCAGAGCCTGACGATACGTTGTCATAGCAGCATCCATCGTCACATCAGTCAATGCAAAGTAGTCAGTTGCTGCCAGCAAGCCATCACGCTTGGTGCGGTTAGCTGTAGCAGTGTTGGCATCCAGCGTGGTCTGATACGCAGCTTCATGCTCTGCCTTGGTGGTTGTTACGCCATCCTCGTCAGTCGTATCAGCGAACATATCACGGGCGACATACTTCTCTACCCAGTTCCCATTAGCATCCTGTACGACACCATCACGGGAAGACGTTTGGTACTGACCTACAGTCGCCGATGGGCTGCGTAGTACAGGGTCAAGGTTAAGTGCATCCAGTGTGGCTGCTTTCCATACACGAGGCAGGGAAGTGTTGGGGTTAGCTGAACGCCATTGCCCCTGTGTCTTCACTTCGCCTGTTGTTCTGTTGCGGTATTCTGACATGATTGATGTTCTCCTGTGTCAGTTGATTATGCGATTGCGTAGAAGATGTAAGAAACGCCTGATATATTAACAATAGTTGAACTACCACTACTCATCTTGAAACCAGAAGGGTGAGGGTCTATTTGATCTGTGCTAACTTCCGCGGTAGTGCTGTTTAAGCGTAGAAGTGCGTCATTACCTACGATTATACCCCTCGCTGTGTCGAATACGTTCCAATTACCTATAGCATCTGCACTTTTAATAAGTACAAACCTAGCACCTGACGTAAACCCACAGTCAATTACCTTAGAGCCATCTGTAGTTCCATCACCCGTGTAGCTCCCCACCTTGGATATACCGTCTAGTGTAGCGAATAGGTAGGCTACATAGGTTCCACCAGAAGCATTTACTGTGCCGTCATTAGCGACAGGGAATGTGGTGTCTGTCGTGCCGCCAGTCGTGAAAATACCTGTCTGAGCCGTGGCGGCAGTTGTGTTTAGAACTATAGAACCATTAGTCCCGAAAAAGTCTTTATGTCTTACATACCAACCAGTGGTGCTATTCCGTCTTTTGACTATATACATCTCAGGGGGGACGCCTAAGTTATGCTCTACGTTTCTTGTTGCTGTGCCGTTCCATTCGTAAGCAACCACATCGAAGAAGCCCGGCGCTCTTTTCCACATCCAAGCAAGGTAGTTTGTACCTAAAGTTCCTGTTGTCCCGTAAAAGCCGTTTTGATTATCAAACTTCCACGCCGCTGACCCTGCCCCCGCTTCAGCATCAGTACTATTCGGCTTCAGGTAAGCCTGTGTTAGGCGACTAGCTAGGTAATGTTTATCTGTGCCTGTCCTTGATGATAAAATAGCCATATCTATCGTGGGAATTGTACTTATGACCGCAGGGTTAGTTGCGGTAGCCGATGCAAAATTAACATCAAACACCTCAGTCCCACTCTCAGGCACTTTAGTTCCACGGCGAATGGCTATGTAGATGTGTTCGGAGTTAGTGCCAAAGTTATCCGTAATTTCAAATCCAGTGGCTGTAAGATAGCCGAACTCAGTAGAACCTTCAGAGTTAGTCGCATTAGCAATGAGCCATTGCTCGTTTCCTCCCGTTGTAAATCCACGCATACTATCAAGTATAAACCAACCACCGGCTGCATCTACTTTCTTAATCATAACCCACTGAGGTTCAAAGCCAAGATCAATACTTGCATCGAAAGAAGCATTAGTAGTAAACGAGCCACACTTGATAATATCCTGATCACCATCAGGGCCGAACTCACCGTCACCATCGTTGTGGGCGAATAGATAGGCAACGTAGTCTTTACCTGACTCGTTAGTTGCACCTGTTCCTAGCGAAAATACACTAGAAGTAGGAGCAGTGTTATTCCAAGCCCCTGATTCTGAAGCCTGAGCATTAGTTTGATTTAAACGCATTGAGTATTGTTCTGGATTAGTGCCTCCATTCATACCTCTGTGGTAAACTCTCCAATTACCAGTGCTTCCACTAGTATTTTTAATAAGTATCATGCCTACGTCACAACCTAAATTATGTGATACCGTTCTGTTTGTTGCGTTTCCGCTATACGTCACCACATCAAAGAACTTAGGGGCTTTGCGGAATGTCCACGAGGCGTAGTCGTTGCTGTAATATGTGCCGTTCCAGCTATCAGCCTGTGTGTTTATTGTAAAACCATCCGAATTAAAAGTTAATGGTGCAGAAAGAGGCGTCTCGTTTCCAAGCGCCTCGTTTGAACTGAGGTAGCTACCACCACCCCTTTCAGTGTCAAACAGAGCATGACTAGCTGAAAAGTTCCTTGACTTAATCCACGTCAAACCACCTTCGCCAGACAGGTCAATCCCGTTGGTAATCGTTTGTGCAGAGCTTGTGCCATCATACAAATAAGTGCCGAACACATCTTCTACGTTCAGTGGCCCACCACCACCAGCATTACCAGCCGCAGCCTGTAGCATTTTCTTTTTAGTAGCCATTGTGTAAGCTCCTTATGCTGGTGTTGCGATTGCTTGACCAGCCGTAAAGCCATACCAATTAGTGCCACCATCACGAGTAGTGAACACGAATACATCCACAGCAGAAGCATCAGCAGACAGTGTGGGTGCTGTAGCGGCAGGAAAGTCAACAGACGAAGGCCATGTGACTGTGTATCCAGAAGCACCTGCATCTTGGATGATCTCGACAGACATGGTATAAGCTATGCCACTCGCAGGTGGGTTGCTGAAGGTGAACGTAGTGTTCTCTGTCAGCGTGTGGCTAAACGTATTGCCAGCTTCACAGTCCACTGTAGTAGCGTTAGAAGTAGACGTTACTGCGACATAAGTTTCAGCATACGACAAAGGTTGGATAGAACCATCAGTGGAAATAATGTCACCGAGAAGTCTTGCGTTGCTCATAGTGTTATCTCCTGATTAAGGTTGTGTAGGCCAGTCGGCGTCACTAAGGTTAGGCCAGTTAGCATGATCTGTGATGTCACGGAGTGCCTGACGATATGTAGCCCAAGCTGTAGCATCTACAGGCGCATCAGCCACTTGCGTCCAGTCTGATTGAGACAGTAGGTTGTTACGAGTATCACGATTGGATGCAGCCATGTTGTCGTCATACTCAGCAGTCTCATCAGAGGTCTTGCTTGATGTGGTCCAGCCAATAGTCCAAGCACCGTCTACCAATGTAGGTGTAGCTTCTTGCTCTACCCTTTGAGTACGCTCATCAACACTAGGCATATCCGTGTAAGCCACTGGCATAACACCATAGCTCTCAAGCATATCGCTAGGTATTTGCTTTGGGAATGATGTATTCGGATTGTCACGGCGTAGTTGCCCTACGTTGTAGGGGTATGTATCTACATTACCGTTTGTGATTTTAACGAGCATTTAAGGTCTCCTAAAGACTTGTGAGAGTTTCAGTTATTGTGGCATTGGTTAAGTATTGTGGCGTTACAAGAGTTGATAGATCAGAATCTCCTGCAACATTAGTGCTAGTAGATGTTGTAAAAGTTGTTGCCGTGACAGTTGTCGAAGGACTTGAAAAATCAAACGCTCCGAATGTACCAGACACCCCATCGTTTGGCATCTTTATGGTGAGAGTGTCACGACTAGATGCGGTTGATGAATTTATTCTTCCTCCAAGAATTAACTCATCGTCTGCTGTTACTGCACAACCGTAACCATAATATGTGTTTACACTGTTAGGGTCTGTAATAAGCATGGAAAATCTAATAGTTCCAGATGAATCAAATGATGCAACATAGAACCTGTCAGTCAATTCAACTACATAGTAGATATTATCTGAACTATCAGAAGTCATATTAGAATAAAAACTTGCATGACTTGAAACTACCCGTTGGCCGGGGTCAACTTCCTGTTGCCATTGAATAACGCCAGAAGTGTTAAACTTTGCCACCCAGCCATTCGCTCCAACTCCCGATGTGTACGTTCGACCGTTCACATAGATATTGTCACTGCTGTCAACTGTCACTCCAAAAAGTTGTTGGTTTTGCGACCCAGAAGGAGGGTCAACTCTAACTTTCCATTGCACAACCGCAGAGCTATTCATCTTTATGAGTAAGTGTCTGCTCTTACTACCGTCACTTGTGTTCTGAACGTCACCACAGACGTATATATTTTCAGCACTATCAAGAGCAATTCCAGTAATGTACATATAAGATTGACTTTGATAAATTCTTCTTATGAACTGAATAACACCAGAAGAATTATATTTTCTTACACAACCACTATAAACATATCCGTTTGAGTCATCCGCAAACGTACCGCACACATAGATATTATCAGAACTATCGACTGCTACGCCGCTAAACCACTCACCATAGCTAGCCATTCTGACATTGTAAGACCACGAAACAACGCCTGACGAAGTAATTTTTGTAATGTGTGAAAAGTCTCTATATACGGTCCCCGGATCCATCTCTCCTACAAGTATAATAGCGTCTGTACTATCAGTAGTTATGGCCGCCAGCTTTAGCAACTTCGCAGTGCCAAAGCCTGCCGACCCCAAATATAAATACTTAGACCAAATCTCAGTCCCATCAGCATCTGTTTTATACAAATACCAATATTGTGCAGACTGAGTGCCTTGAGAAACGGTAATAATATTTCCGCTGCTGTCTACACAAACTTTAGTTATTGAGGGTGTAAAGGTAGCCGCAGCATCGGTTCTTTGAAGAACAAAGCCGCCTGCTCCGCCAGCACCAGCAGCAGCCAATGTCGTCAGTTTGCTAATGTTACTCATACCAATTACCCCGCCGCATCAATAGAAAGCGCACCGTACCATGTAGTTCCACCGTCTGTCGTTGTGAACACAAGAACATCAGTCTCACCACTTGCAGGGGCATCAGGGGCAGTAGCGCCAGCAAAGTCTACAGATGCTGGGTATGTAATTGTGTGAGTGCCTCCAGCCGTTAGCTTCAACATAAAGCCATAAGCGGTTCCGCTTGCTGGTGGATTGCTAAAGGTGAACGTAGTGTTTTGATCTGTCGTAAGAGCAAAGACGTTAGCAGTCTCACAGTCTACATCAACAGTCGCCGCAGCAGTTAGTGCAACATAAGTCTCATTGTAGCTATCAGCGACCATTTCGCCGGTGATGCTTACATCGCCGGTCATGCTTACAGCGCCGGTCATGCTTACAGCGCCAGTGATACTTACATCGCCAGAATGTAAAACATTAACATATCGAGCATCAGCTTGAGCCTGTGTGTAAACATCAGCTAATTCAAATGTGCCATATGCAACAATGTCGATGCTATCGCCAGCACTCGCGCCAGATGAGAGAACGACGCTTGACCCGTCAGTCGCAGTAAAGTCTGTGCCATCAATCAGCTTCACGCCGTTTAAGTAAACATCCACAAAACCAGAATCATAAGTTGCAGCGAATGTTGTTTGACTGGCTGTGGCTGTGTAAGTTTCACGCTCAGATGTACCATTTACAGATGAGCCAGCATTTTGGAATGAGCTACCATTGTAAACCTTCATAATATCATTTGCGCTATCGTACCAAAGAAGCCCCTCACTGGCTGGGCTAGGCTCTGTGGAACTTACTTGGTAGCGATTACTGAAATTGTTTACATCCGTTATATTTGTAGCAACAATTGTAACATTGGCAGAAATGCCAGACACTGTTGTTACGTCAGATGAAATGCTGGCAACCGCGCCAATATCTGCCGCGTCAGCCGCAACAGAAACAACATCTGAGCTAATCCCGGCCACGGTCGTGACATTTGCTGCAATGCCCGACACTGTGTTAATGTTTGTTTGGTCTGAGCCTGTCGGCGTAGTGCGCAACCAGGTTGTCGTGCCGAGGTTGTAAACCTTCATTACGTTGTTGGTTGTGTCAAAGAACAACGTCCCGTCAATCAGCGCATCGCCGTCATTGTCTACGGTAGGATCGCCGCTGACGGTAGACTTTGCGCCCAGGTAACGATCATCAAAGTTGTCGTAGACAAGTTCTGCCGCTGCCTGTGCTGCTTCCGCTGCCGCTTGAGCTGTCTCTGCATTGGTCTCCGCAGTTTCGGCATTTGTCTGCGCAGTCTCAGCGCTTGTTTCCGCAATCTCCGCTGCCGCCTGGGCCGCTTCAGCTGCGGTCTGTGCTGTCTGTGCTGCTGTCTCGCTTGCCGCCGCCGCTGCGGCGCTGGATGCTGCCGACGCTGCATCAACCAGTAAGTTCCATTTGGCTGTGTCAGCATTGCTGCTGATCGGCAAGGAGCCGCTAGATGTATGAGCGGTGTTGGCAATATAGATGTTTGCGTTGCCGGAGTCTTTAACAATATCGCGTGGATTGTATGCTACACCAGCAGCCCAATCACCGCGATAGACGCCAATCTCCTGAGTGATCGAAACGTCACCGGCGCTGTCAAAAGCAAAGATTTTGTTCGCGCGATCAACTGCTGAGATTGTAAATTCAGATCCAGAAATGACGTTTGTACGCGAAGCCTTAATCGCTCGGCCAAGCTGCTCGTCGTGCTGTTGAACCATAAAGGTCAACTTGTCCAAGCTGTTTTCCAAGCTTTGCGCAGGGAACGGATCGTTAGGAACTAGATCCAGCCCTTGCTCCAAGTCCATTTCACGCAAGATAACAACAGTAACGCCAGACGCCGGTGCAGTGCCAAACACTACGTTGCCGCCCCCTGCATCGCCCACGCCCGTCACAGTGTAGTCAGTTACAATCGTCTGTACTGTTTCTGTGCCGTTGCTGGCTCGAAGGATAACCGTCAGATCGTCCTGGTCGAAAACCTTGAAGCCATACGCAAAAGTTGCAAGCGATCCATTGCCGCTATAACTCGCTCGGTTTGTGCTGCTCGATACTGTCATGTCAATTCCTTATCTCAGGCAAAAAGTACCACATATTTCATCCATTTCATAGAGAGCTATTCAAACGCCCTTGATATTTCTGGTTTGCGGCTAGGAGTAGTGTCACCCGGTCCCCACCAGTATCGTTGTCCAGTTTCTTTTCTTACTCTGCTTTCCAACCTGCGAAACTTGGTTTTAGCTTTCGGGTCGGCCATTAACTGCATCTGGTCCCACAACCCACGCTCCAATGCTAAACGACCATACCAAAGAGAAGACCCAGGAGTGTACCGCTGTGTAAACTTAACTAGCTCCCCAGCTGCGTTAGTATCCTGGCCTGTAGCAGCCTGGTATAGATTGCCCACTGTTAGTTTCAGAAGATCATCACCAGCCCCGACAACTGGCCCAGCTATTGTTTCGGCCATCCCCGACCCATAACGGCTTGTGCCAGAAGTCAGGAAATCACCAAAGATACCTAAGCCGCCGCCCTGCATAAAGGCTGCAAACCAAAACTTAGCGGTCTCCTCGCTATCGCCAATCATTTCACGCGGGTCTCTACCCTTGGAGATCTCTTTCATTTGCAAAGCTAAAGCGCCCATAAGAGTTGTAGAGATCAAAAGGTTTGAATAGTAAGCGCCCTTAGAAGAGGATTGAGGTAACTGCATCCCACGCATCAAGTGCGTGTTAACCAGGGTAACACCAAAGTTTTTATACATTGCGAATGATCTAGCCATTTCGCCGGTTAGTGTGCCAGGCTGCGTACCGCCGGTGAGGAATGTAGACCCGCGAACAGAAGTGGACGGAACCGCAAAGTTGGTCTCCGTGTTTATCATCTCAAGCAGCCTGGTCGAGATATTGTCGCGCAAAGCTTCATCAATATCAGTGCGCGCTGCAATGTCTGTTGGCCTGATAAACTTTGCACCTTTCTCGTCATAAGGTTCTGTACGCCGAATGATGTCCCACTGCGTAGCCTGGATATTGTACCGTTCCATTGTTGAGCGGAAGTTAGGGTCAAGCTCATCAAAGGTTTTGCCAGCGTTACGGGCCACAGTCCCCATGAACTCCATGCCAAATGCCCACCGGCCAGCTGAAGTCATAGGCGACAATAAAGATGCTCTCATAATAAAGTCAGATATTCTGCGCGTAACTTCTGGGCCAGACATATCTCCGACAAAGCGCATTTGACCAGCGGCCAGGCTAGTCCAACCTTCGGCAATCAGACCGGAACTGATAGCAAGCTCGCCCTTTGCTTTGGCCCCTAGAGGGCTCATGTACTTTAGATAGTCTTTAAGTATGCCGGTTTGTGGCAAGCCCGCGAATTGACGGGCAAGGCGCTGAAAGTTTACATCTGTTACGGCTGAGATCGCTGCTGCACCAAGTTGAGCAGATTGCAATATCTGGCGCGTACCGGCCATCGTCGATGCAAACTTGCTGTTGATGGGAGAGTTGTTGCGACCAGACACGGCCATATACATATCATCGAGGCGCTTGCCGGTAGATCTTGCCTTGTCTTTTAAGCCCTCGTCTTTTGCCATTTTGGCCTGCTTAGTCAGCGTGTCCTTCATAAATGTTATGGTCGCCGTTGGGTTAGGGCCAAGAACTTCCATCATGGCAATATCACGGGACATATTGGAAATGTGAGAAATTATAGTGTCAAAGACGTTATCGTCACCAAACCTTCTTTGATATTTTAGCCAACTATCAGCATCTTTGAAAACAAGAAAACGGTGATCTTGCCTTT